CTGCCAGATCGGCTTGTGACCGAGACGAGTGATGATCTTCGCCCAGACGTTGCGAATAGTATTCTTGAATTTCGCCCAATATTGTTTCTTGTTGTCCATATCTCGTAGTTCTTCCGTTGTGTCTCAGTTGCCATCTGCCATCGCTGAATAGCATCACCTCGTGACCATCGCTGTGCTTCCATCTGTATGGCTTGCCCTTACAAGCACATCGCCCCAGAGGGAAGTATTGCATCTTGATCAGATATGAGTTGATGATCTCAATCATGTGCGAAGTATCTGTTATAGATGATCGTGTTCAGCGCAGCGAGTGCAGGGATGTACATGATCAGCATCGGGATATTCCAGTCGAAGGTGAGCCAGTAAGGTATCGAGTAAACACTCGCCATGCAAGTCACGCACCCGCCTAACGGTTGCCAGAGATAGCCGAGCCACTTCTCTCCCCACTTGCCAAGCCATGAGAGGATCATGCCCTCTTCCATTGCTAACTTGAGTCCATTGATGAACATACTGTTGATGAGCATGAACATCAGCGTGTCAATCATATTGCTTATCATCCTTAAGATGTTACTGTTGTTGATGGTGTGAATATAAGATTGTAGCAATCGTATGTCGTGTATCCAATCGTCACCTGTGCAGGGTTGCCATCTTCGTCAACGATCGTCACCGTGTAGTTGCTGAAGGTGCTGAACGCACCGACCGGGAAGTCAGCGATGATGACTGATGCCTCACCAGTCTCGTCTGTTGTCACCTCGTAGTTGTAGCTGACCCCTGCATTGTTGTCTGTCATCGTGAGAGTGTATGTAGTGTCTGCATCAAGACCGGGCAGGAAGATTGTTTCACCACATGGGTCTGTCGTCACATCATAGCAGATGTCGCACGGTGTAGTGTCAATCGGTGTTGGTTCAGGACAGTCAGGGCATAGACCTTCGTCAATGCACCTCGCTTCTGATAATACCAATGCGGAATAATAAAAGAATACTGTTCCGTCTGTTGATCGATCCAATGCACAGCTAACAAACTCGCCCTTCGTATCGTCTAATGCAGGGTCTGATGTTAAACCAGTCCAATCAACAGTATATAGGATCAGGAATAGGTGATACAGATGTGCTGATGCTTATAGAGCCACCGAATAAAGCTAATGTGCTATTGGCAAATAATGAATTGATCTGATCAATTACTGTGAAAGGTCCTGAAGGATTATCCGCTGGATATTCAAAGAATCGTTGATAAGCAACATAAGATAATTGATTTACACCAAATGTCACCATTGCATCCGGTACTTCAAAGATCATTTTATAAGATAGTGCCATGCTTACAAATATACGTCATAAAAAAAGAATCCAATCACGGTGATAAGTGGCGCAATAGTATCTGAAGCAGTCCAGCAGATCGCTCTTACGGATGTCCGTCCTACGATCCTTGATGATGTCACCTTCCTCATCCACCTCTACGTACTTCAGGTCAGTGATCAGCCCCTTGCACGATCTGTCAATCTTGACGCAGTAATTCTGAAGCAGACTGTTGACAAGCACCCTCGTATCCCTCACGCTCGGATTCACAGCAGGCTGACGCATCTGCATCCTGCCTAACCTCAACCGAGACTGCACCACATCGTAGTACCCCGTGTTCCCGGCAGTGAGCGCAGAACGGTTAGCACCTGTCGCATCACCAGTCACGATGAGCGATGCCTTCGGATACTTGGCAATGATAGAATCACACAACTGATATATGTCGCTGTTACGCAGGGCGAACTCACCAATCACATTGATGCACCCCCCTACGTGCTGAACTGCTATGCACGTAATCGGATCAACGTTGAAGTCAAAGCTGAGATAGATATGCTGATGCGGATCGAAAGCAATATCATGCACGTGCTTGTCGACATCGAAAGCGTAAGCGAAAGGATTGTTAGCGAGGTCAACGTCCTCTGCAAGTATCTCGCACCGGAAAGTCAACTCATCGAGTTGATCACGCAGGTGATCCACCTCTTCGTGGTTGATATGCGGATTGTCATAAGTTGACAAATTAAAACTTGACCAGCTCGGATCGTCTCTGGTAAACAACTCCTTGAAGAATGTCCTCCCGAACTTTGGTGTACTAAGGATCCACGCATCGCCCTTGTAGTCGAGCAGCGTAGCCATTATCGTCTGCGTCCATGCCTCTCTGAACTTCTTCGCCTTCTCAGCCTCGTCAATCACCACCCTCGCATACTTGCGTCCACGACCTGAGTCTGGCTCGTCCATACTCCAGAAGTCAATAACGCCACCAGTGATCAGACGCATCTGCTTCGTTTGCTCGTTCTTGCTCTCGATGATTGGCTTGAGCGTGTACTTGAGTTCAAGCCATACATCATGCAGGTCCTTATAAGTCGGAGCATAGTACGCACACGGCTTGCCATCGAGAGCGATGTTCGGCAATAGCTCGTTGACCGCAAGCGTGGTCTTGCCCCATCGCCTGCCAATCTTCAGCACGTTGTACCTACTCGCTTCGCTGATCACTCGCTCCTGACCGGAGTGCAGACGCTTGAGTTTGATCTCGATGTCACTCACGGATGATCCTTATGTTGATAGTACCATCATCAGTCTTCACCTCCTGCCTGTTCATCTTGGGAGTGATGAACTCCGCAAGCGTAGCCATCATCTTCAGACGATCGTGCGCTGACAACTCAGCGAGGTCTCGCCTCATCGTGTACTCGTCATATGAGTCGAGCAGTCTCTCGATCTTATCCTTGAGTTTCATCTCTTCTTCTTCACTTTACTCGGCAGCGACTTCATCTGCTTCGGTGTGGTCTTACGTGCGAACTCCTTCGCCACCTTTGGATTGGTAGCGTAGAGGTAACTCTTCTGTGCTTTTGATTTGAAAGGCATACTACAAAGATACACACAGACTCACTCAATCTCGCCCTCCTCTCTCAGCACCCTCTCAGCCCACCTCAACGCAGGCTCACCACCCCACAACAGATAGCTGATCGTTCCACACGCAGTATCATCGTTAGGATCGTAATATTCCCCTGCACGACTCAGATATGAGTACATCCGCTTCACGGTCATCGTAGTGATCGGCTCACGGTTCGCTAACTGCTGCGATCGCACCCTGCCCACCTGCGTAGAGCATCGGTTGCCGATCTCATCATTCAATCGGATGCCTCGCTCCGCTGCTTCGCTGATCGCTCTCGGATAGTCTGTATATGTCATTTGTTTGATCGGTATTGGTAGTAGTAGAGGAACTGATCAATGAATATCTTGTCCTTGACAAGCCCACTCTCTGCGAGTCGCACCGCATAGTCATAGTCTTCGCCCATGCTGATAGACTTATATCCGATCTCCCTCGCTATGCTCGTCATCACCGGATTGAGATGGTTGAGAGGACGAAGGTAGCGCACTGCACCATCGTATCGTTCTGGCTTGTCGCTCCATTTCAGCCCGGCACGATGCACGAACTCCATCGGATGCTTTGAGTTGGTAGTGATGATGCCTTTGAATCCCACACCGTAAACATCTCGCTTGAGCTGCGCCAAGATATATTCAACGTAGTTGGTGCTGATCATATCATCGTCATCGATGAAGTTAATGTACTTGGTCCTGCATGAGTCGACAGCGTACTGTCGCTTCTCTCCGATGCTATGCTCTTTGTTGTCCTTAATCACAATGACCTGCACTGGCTTGCAGTCCACCTGCGGATCAAGGCGGGTGCGTAGTCGTGCGAGCATCGACTCCCTCCCGGTGATGGTCAGGATGTAGATCGTCCACAACGGCTTCACAGTGGAAAGCCGATCTTCTGTCGTTGATTGAATAGTCGCTGTCCGTGTGTCCATGCTGTCGCTGAGTTCTCACGCTTGTAGGTCTCATCGAGTTGAGACTTGCCAACCGTGTAGTGTCGGTGTTCGATCTCGATGCTCTCATCCACGTGATACATTCCGTGTTTCCTCGCTGTTTCGGTGAGATCGTTGTCGGCAAACATACTGATGTACTTGGGATGGTAGAGATAGCCGAGTCGCTCGTATGCGCCTCTGTTCATTATCGGAATCGTAAGGATGTCCGATCTGATGCCATCATGCACTTGCAGGACCGCAGGGTCTGGATGACGAGCGAACCAGTCGAGCAGGATCGAGTCCCATCCCTGAGGTGCGAACATATCATCGCTGACAAGGATCAAGATATCCTGCCCTGCGATCTTCGCCCCTGCATTGGATGCCATGACCATGTTGGTCGCTCCGGTGCTGATGATGGTGACTGGCTCATGCCTGAAGATGTGGATGTACTGCGATGCTGTCGGATCATTGTCGCTGAGGCTGATGATCCACTCATACTCGCAGGCATTATCGCTCTTCATCACCCAATGCTTGTAGCAGTCATGCGCCTGTCGAGGTCGCTTGAAGCTGGGGTGTACCAAACTGATGTTCATGCGATGATGACTTGAATCTCCTGACCGCAGATCGACTGAAGTAGCTTCAGCCCATCCATGCACCTTGTGCGTCTGGTGTACGCTTCACCGGAGTCAGCGATGATCCTGCCGTTCCGGGACAGGATCCTCCACCTCCACTGTTTCCGGGCATCTTGGTAAATAATAGCCTTCATTTGACTTATAGCGTTAGAAAGGTAAATCTGAGTGTCCTACATTAACCGACTGCCGATCGTTCGTCTGAGGGCTTGTATTGGCTTTATACGGCTCTTTAATCGATATGCTCAGATACTTCTGCCCGGATTTGCTGGTCTTGACCCATGCAGCGAGGTCTTTCATCTTGCCGTCAACCATGCACTTCCCATTGTAGTCAGGATGATTGTCTGCTGTCTTCTTGTCGTTGGCGAACAATGCGCCTGAATTGTCTTTCTGTTCCATTGTGTTGTTGTTTTTGATTAACTTGTAAACGTAGTTTTTTAATCCATGCACTACCTAATCATTGCTAAATCTTCATCAGAAATTCATTGTGATGATGCGTGATGATAATGTTATGAAAAGTTATGATCTAACTGATTGATTTTCTTATTATGTTATGATGTTATGATACTAATCATAACAATAGGTAAAGAAAGAATTAAAAAAAATAATATAATATATATAAAATAGATAGCCTTGGTATCATCACATAATCGTTATCTTACAATATCAGCGAGTTACATCCTCGCAACTGCATCACATCAACCTCACACATCATCACATATGCCTCGCTTTTGCCCCACATGACCCTCACCGATCCCCCCAGTAATCATCGAAGTCGCAGATTGACCGGGCATAGACATGACCTCTGGCATCATGTGCATGGACCCTCCTGCTGGATTGGCGAAATAATATATCGGTAATAATAAGTTAGTAGCAAGCGGGCGGACGTGCTTCGATTGTAGTTCAGGGTAGAAAAAAGTATTAAAAATTTTCACTCCATCTTTGTCTGCTCCACAGCCATTAAAGTTTTGATAACCATTGTTCATATACTTGTTTTGC